AGATTACAGAAGGTCTTAAATGAACTAATTTGGGCAGAAAAAAAAAATTGAGGGAGATGAAAAAGGGATTTTGGGAAAAACTCATTTTGGGGGGAACTTGTGGCTGCCTATGGGCGTAATTCTGAACAGCTTTATTTTAGCTATTATTTGCCTTATAGGGCTATAAATAAGGCTATTTAATCAATTTTATTTTATATTTTGAGGGTTTACCTATCTAAATAATTATAAGCCCTTAAAACGAATAAAAAGGGCAATAAAAAAGCCCTACTAATAGGGCTAATTAAAAAGTGTTTTCCCGATGAAACGCTTCATTTTGGCGGTTTTTGTTTAAATTCTAATAATATTTTCGGCTTCAATTTGTCTCTCCTCTGGAATTGTTACTTTTATAATTGTTTCGGTGCTTCCAATCATTTCGGTTGGTATCAATTTCGAGGCAATTAAATAGAATTCTTTCGGGTGTTTACGGGCAAAGGCCTCAAGGTTGTGTTTCGGGTCGCCTTGTATGGTGTTAAATACATTTAAAACTGTTTCCTTTACTGTTTTATTGAGTTTCCCGATTGCCCCTACGGGTCTACCTTTTGGGTTTTGTACTTGCCCCTTTACAAATCTGGCCATATTTCCTTTATATTTCTTTTATTAATAGGTACAAAGGTAATTAAATAAGGCACAAAAAAAAAGCCTTGTAACTTAATACAAGGCTCTTAGCTTAGTTTGTTTTGTTTATCTGGTGTTATAGGGTTAAATAAATTTGCCTTGTTCGTTGTATCTATATTCATTCATTCCGCTAATTTCAACGAAGTTATCAAAGGAGTAAAAATATTCATAATCTTTATTGCATTGTTTAATGAAGCTATTTAAACAGTTATCCATAAGTTCCTCAAATGTTGTATTTGGGTCGTATTCCTTTAATATTTGATAAATAGGTTCTAATATATTAAAGTCTAAATAATTGCCCGTTAGTACTGCTTCATTTTCTAAATTAATATTACTTCGATAGGTGCACCAATAAAAAACTTTTTCGTTTCTTTTGCTTTGTTTAAAATGCTGGTATTTGTGTTTAATAGCTGGTATTGCTTCAAAGCTATTAGATTTTAAATATTTGCCTTTAAATAGGTCGCTATGGTAGTTATTCCATAAATAAGATATAAGGCGTTTCCCTTTTAGGTTCAATATATCGTCTTTTACATTTATAACATAATCAACGCTGCAATAGTGGGTAAAATCAAAGTTTTTCCAATTAACGTCAAATATATTACAAAAGGCGTTTAATGTTTCTCTAATTTCCTCTACTTCATAATCTTATTGATAAGAGTTTAAAAATTCATTAAAGGCTGTTTCTTGTGCTGTATAGCTAAGTTCGTTAAGCTCATAAGCTGGTGTTACTATTAATTCCATATTTTTAGGGGTTTTAAAGGGTTTAAAATTGTTTAACTGTTATTGCTTCAATATTAGGGTGTTTACCCTTTATAGCTTGTATTAATTCCTTTTCCAGCTCGTAAGCTGTAAAGCTATCATCTAAAAAATAAGCCTTTTCGCCTTTGTCCGTTTTATAGGGGCTAAGTATATCTATCGTAAAATATATCGAGCTATTAAGATAATGAAAAAGCGTTTTTCTTATTTTGTTTTGTTTTTGGGTCATGGCTTAGAAATTTAGGCTTTTAGCGATTTTATTTATTTCTTTCATTTCTATCTTATGACAGCCTATTTCAATAAATTCTTTTTGCAAGTTCTTTACTTTATAATCTAAGATTTTAAGATTATCTAATATTTCGGTGTTTAATTCCTTAGTGTTTAATGCTGTTTTAATTGCTTTATAAAACAAAAGGGCCAATTTTACGGGTATTTCTATTCGTTGGCTGGTTTCTATTCTTTCAGTTAATGTATTGTAGCGTAAATATGAAAATTTACTATAAAGATTGAAGCGTTCAAACGCTCTGAATTTCTTTAGCTGTTTGTTTATTTCTTTTTGTTGCTCTTTTTCTCTTTTTGCTTCTTGTTCGGCTTTTATAGCTTTTTCTTTTTCAACGATTTCTACAATTTCGGCTTTACTGGTTATTTCCAGTTTTACCAAAATTGCTTGTGGTATTTCTACCTCCATAAAGTTACAATATTCTAAAATTTGGGCTTTTAGGTGGGTAAGTTCAAAAAGATATTTTGAAGGCTTTTTAGCCTTTGCTAAGGCCCTATAAATAGAATCTATTTCCCTATTCCAATAAGTTAAATTATCGTTTACTGTTTCGCATGGGTTATAACAAAAAATTAAATTTTCTTTATTTGGTATAGAGCTCCATACCTTGTTAATATGTTTTGCTGTTGTATTGCTATATTTACGAGTAGTAAACAAAATTTTATTTTCGCCTTTGCTATTTATAGCGTGTTTCGCTATTGGAAAATGCGAACCATAAGAATATATTGTTTCATTGTAAAAATAAAAGCTTCTATTTGGTGTGTAAGCTTCGTTTTGTGACTGGTGGGCCCATGTATGTGCTACATTGTCGGCGTTTAAAACTTTTTTCATTTTTAAGGGGTTTTAAGGGGTTTAAATTAATTTAGTTAATTGTACAAAGAAACATAAGGCCCAAAACGGTTATGAGCATTAAAACGATAAAAGCGGCGAAGTCTTTTAGTATTTCGTTTACTTGTTCAATTTGTTCTACTTCGTTTTGCGTGTACTTGTTCGGGGGTGTTGTTTTAAGTTTGTTCATTTTGTTAGTTTTAAAGGGTTTTATATTTGGTTTGTTGATACAAGTATAGTAGTGTTTTATAGTGTATGCAAATTTATTTGCAATTTAGAATCATTCTAAATTAGAAAAACTTTTATATCTATTCTTTTATTTGCAAAATGTTTATACCTTTGCAGAATAATTGAAAGCTAAAATAAACGCTAAAAAGCCAATTTAAGCCAAAATTTGCACTATTAAATACTAAAAAACTGCATTAATTTATTTTCTGGTTATGGTAAATAAAATAAAATGCTAAAAGTTTTAGTAATTTTAATTGTATGCTAAAAGTTTGAGTAATTTTGCTAAAAATATTAGCAATGTCCTAAATTTAGGTCAAGTGTACTATTTTGAGTACATTTGCTAAAAGTTTTAGTAATCGTGCTAAAGAATTTAGCAATCGAATTTAGGGTTAAAATAGACCCTCCCCGTTTTTTTGAACAAAAACGAGTCCGAGGCTTTTTAGATATTTTTGTACTCCGTAGTTTTTTAGATAAACCACAGAGTTTTTTAAATATGGGACAGAAATTTTTAATTATCTTCCTTGTTTGTTGTATTTCTTTTTTTGTTTGTTCTTCGCCTTAGATGCCTTGCCACCTTTTCTTTTACCGAAGTTTACTTTAATTGCTTTTGATACTGCTTTTGCCATACCCAAATATAGCAATTTTTACTCTATTTTTTTAATCAATAGCTTACTATAAAACAATTCAAAGGTTATCCCCCAGATACAATTAAATAAGATTAGGTCTATTAAGCCAAATAAGGGCTTGTAACAGACTATCGCTGATGAAATGAACACTATCATCAAAGCCTTAGCTAAATGCCACCCATCGGTCATAAATGATAGCATAGAGCTTGATAGGAAGAACTTCTCTCCATTGGCTTTTTCGCCCCAAGACCATTTGTTTCTCCAACTGATGTTCCAGTCCCAGAATTGTTTGTTCTTAAAGTTTCCAAATATAGAAACATAGTACCTTGTTGATAGCACATCCATAACTGCATTACAGAATGCTGCGAGTATTAAAAATATTATTGTCATCATTGGAATTTAATTAAGTCTTTTATTTTTACGGAGTAACTATCTGCTCTAAAATTAAAGTTAGGGCCATCTGGTTGTCCTTTCTTTGCAAAGGTAGCAATTTTATAGAAATCAAACCTCCTTAAGTACCCAAGTAAATAACATAGTTTGAAATCATCTGTTACTATGGTAAAGAAGTAATAGTCGCACATCTGCTTCATACTTGTAGCAAATATGTTTACATTATAATCTTCACTTATTGGTAGGTTGGAAGCTTTTTTGGTCTTTATCTCTATTCTTTTGCCGTTGATTAGTAAATCATAATCAAATGTATTTTCAAGCTTTACATCAAATCTATCTTTCCAATATGTATCTTTAAAGTAATCAAAAACCATTACTTCTCCTATTGCCCCATAGATATTAGACTTGCCTTCTGTAACGGAGTTTTTAAGAGCATTAAACTGATACATTTCTTTGGCTCTTTGTAGTTCCTCTGGAGTTATTTCTAACTTAATCATAAGCCTAATTTTTGTTTAATTACTATAAATTCTTTAATGTCAAACTTATCCTTTAACCTCCAGTTCTTTCTTCCACCATAATAAGAATCCTTTACTCTCTTTTCGTATTCAAGGATTGTAGGGTTTTCTTTGGCTATTATTCTGGTGCTGGTTATAAAGCCATTTACTCTTATTATTACCTCGTAGAAGTTAATCATCCCATTCATCTATACAGTTCATTAAATACTTTAATATTGATTTTGGTTTATTCATATCTACATCAAAACAATATATTTCTGATTCTTCAGTTTCATCTATTGTAAAATAAGAAATTTCTCTATTTGGGTTAATTCCTTTATTCATTAAATATTCATCATCTATCATACAAAGTTCTGTATGGCATTTGAATAAATGTACATATTCAAACTCTACTGCCCACCCACAAAGAGTTTTACAGAATGGTTCAATAATGATTTGATGGTTTTTGTAATGGTAAATTGTTTGAACAAATTTTGCTTTCATAATCTTTGTTTTAAATAAATTCTATTTCTAAATCATCATTAGGGCTTGGTATAGATATATTAAGAAACTCTGCTCCCCATATTTGAACCTCTGCTATGAAATCTGTAAACTCTTGGGTACTTAGCTCACTTGTACTCTTAAAGCTCTCTATATGCTCTCCCATTATGTTTTGGATGTCATACCTTAAAAACTTTACTTTGATAATATTATGTGCATCATCCCTTGTGCGAATTTCATTGAATCCAGCATCTCTAAGGCCAAGTAATACATTAGGTACTACGATTGCCCAGTAATATCTATTTTGTCCGTTAGAACGCATCTTTTTCTTTTTCTTTATACATAAAACATAATCAATACCTTCTTGTAAGGTATCAATCTCTGCATTTAGTAAATCTCTATTCTTTACTATTAGCTTTCCTTTTTCTTTATAGCAGTTATATTCTATATTCATTGCTAATTATTCTATGTTTAGTTTTGCTTTTAATAAATCTGATTGTTCCTTATAATAAGCCACTTGTTCTCTATACCAATCAATTCCTTGTTTAAATGGTATTAGGCTAAGTTCTACCATAGACCTTGCTGTACCTTGTCCAAAATTGTCATCCAGCTTAATTGCAAACATTGGTGCATTACCTTGATTGAACATATTTTCTGAAACACTTTGGACTTGAACATTTGTTTCATTCCACCTTGTTGATAAATACTTACGAGATACATAATGCCCAGCTTGTGATTCTGTGTACTTCATCACTTTTCCACTTGTATAACAAGTTACCATAAGATTTTCATCAGCATATCTTAATCTTATGTAAAGACTAAAGTATGTATCTAATTTCTTTTTTAGTGATGTTACTGTTTCTGTTTTCTTCTTTTTGGTAGTTACCTTCTTTTCTTTGTTGGGCTTCTTGCCTATAAGATACTTTTGTGGATTCTCTACGATGTCGCAAGTCTTACACAATCCTTTTGCATAGATTGGTTTCTCTTTTAAACATCGTTTACAGCTCTTTTTCTTCATTGTATCTAAATTCTAAGTATTCGTTAATCCCAAGCATCTTTCCGTTTATCTCTAAGAAGCCAGAACAATGGCCAACTTTCTTTTTAAACTCTGCAATGTACTTGTTCATTTGCTTTTGTTGCTCTCGCATCTCTGGTATCTCATCACTAAAGTTCATTCTCTTAACTTTCTTCTCTTGCAACTGCTTCTTAAAGTCATCAATTAAAGCTTGAGTTTCTGCACTTATGGGAGTTCTTGCTTCCTTCTCCATTGCTACTCTGTTAATCTCCTTGCTTACCTCTACTCTTTCATCACAATACTGGCCTAACATTTGAAAGAATGTAGGTGTATCAAAACTGCCATATATCTTACCATACTTGCCCATTCTCGCATTCTTTAAAAACATTGCAAAATCTTCATACTTTAACCAATAATAGTCTGTTAGTAGAATGTTTACGCAAGTCTTAATTTCCTCATCGCTTAGGTTCTTTGAATCATCTATCTTGTAAATAGAACTAAACTCAATCATAAAAGCTGATAAGTTTATTTGAAGGCTTTTAGCATCCTCCTTCTTCAATAAGGCTATTGGTAGTGAATTGCATTCTATTATCTTCGCTACCGATAATTCTTTGGAGTCTTGATATTTTACTAACTGGCTCATTGTTAATTGATTTTAAGTAAGTTATTTCTTTTTGTTTTGAATCCGAGAATATTAAACCTTGATAATTCCCAGAGATTGCACTTTCGATTAATACTTTTTGATATGGTGGTTGAAACTCTGCAAGTTTCTTAATTGATAATCTTATTGCTGTTTCTGGCTTCTTAACCCATTTAGGCATCGTTACCAGTTGTAGGAATAATTCTATCACTTCTATGCTTAGATTGTACTCGTAGCATATATTTAATGCTATGGATTGTACTTTTTCATGTTTATTCATCTTTTTCAGTTAAATTACTTATAAGATTTATCATACCTTCCATAAGTGCTATTTTAGCATCTTGAACAGAAATTATCATTTCTAAATTTTCTATGATTTGCTTTTGTTTTTCTATAAGCTCATCTCTTTTATCTATCATCATATTGCAGTTAATAAAGTTTCTATTGGTAAAACGGTTTCTCCTCTTAATAAATCTCTATATTTCTTTTCAAGCTTATTCTTGTAATAAGAATCAATTTCTGTATAGCCTTGTATAGTTTCTCTATGGTATATAACTGTTGCGTGGTCGCACTTTAATACTCGTGAGATTTCTACTACTCCATAGCCAAGCTCTGTTAATACATAAATGGCTTCTTGTTTAGGCTTAACAAACTTTGCAAATCTTCTTTTCCCAAATATTTCTTCTGGTAATAATCCATGCAACAAAGCTATCTTATTAAAGACATCAATAATAACATCTTTTCTATTAACCCTTACCCCCTTTGGAACAACAATATACTTTTTTTCTACTTGCTCCAATTTATCCTTATCAAGCTCTAAGCCTAAATCCAGAAACAATCTTTCTATACTTAGCATAAGTTATATTTAACCCACCATTTGCCCTCACTTTTAACTTGCTCACTCTGGATGGTTAATCCATCTTTCCTTAAACAAAGGATATAGTGAGCTAATCTTGTAATATGATATGTTTGTATAGCTTCCCAGCTTGTAATTGATTTATGAGCCTCTAAATGCTCTCTAACGAGTTCTAATTGTGTTTTCTGTTTCATTGTTTTAAGATAAATAGTTTAAAATATAAGCCTACCACAACTTATATTAGGTCAAGTAAAACCCCTTCTACTTTTTGTTATATAAAAAACTGACCTTATGCGAAAAGAACGATTGGTAGAGCATTTCCTTTAATGTTTAGAATGGCAAAGCATCCTCGTTAGCATCCGTTGCCTTAGTTTTAGGCACATAAGTGTTTTCTACTACGGATAAGTCATTACCGAATTGGTCTGCTTCTCTCCTTTTTGAAACTGTTACACGAATGTAACCTTTTGCACTCCTTGGTAATTTGTTAAGTTGCTCAATGTTCAAACTTAACTCTTGTACTTCTCCGAATTGTAGGCTCTTGGTCTTACCACTTCCTACATAGTTTTTCTTGTTCTCCACTTTGTTATTTATTTATTTTACCTAATTTTTTTTTTACTTCACTATCAAACTCCTCTAACCACTCTCTACATAACTCTACTCTCTCTTTCATTTGAGCTTCGATTTCTAAATCCCTTGCGAATCCAAATGCTAACCATCTTTCATTAGCTGGTAAATGCTCATAGATTATCTCTGCACCATAGTTTGCATCTGCTGGAGTATTCATTAAAGCATAGAATAGAATAGCTGTATCTACTTGGCCATCTAAAACCCAAATGTATGCACGAAGCTGAAATTCGTAGTCTTTGTTAAGCTCTATTGCATCGTGTAATGTTTTCTTGCTCCAAGAACACTTGATGTCTATTACCGTATTATCTTGAATAACATCTGGAGTACCAACACACCACTCATTAGAGTAAATGTTAATGTTCTTTTCTGCTAAGCCATAACCTAACTGCTCGGCCATAAAGTCAATAGCTTTATCTTCCATTAATATGCCCTTAGTCATATACTTAGAACTGATTTCTTCGTAGCTATCAGCATACCATTCTTTTAGGTATGTAGTACAAGTTTTAGGTAGCTCTCCATTTTTGTCAAGCTTACCCATTATCTTGCCCATTGAACTTGGTCTTATCTTAAACTTATTCATTATTCTTGGGTTAAGGCAAAGTGAACTTCATTACTTACTTCATACTTCTCGCAAATCTTTGCTAAGTTAGACTTATCTTTTAAGTATGCTTTACGACAGTTGCCAAAGTTTTCTGTATTTAAAAGTAATACTGGCTTCTTCTTCTCTACAACAACTTGAGTAGTTTCTTTATCGTGAGTGTTAGTAGCATCACTATCTTTTGTATCATCTATAAGGAATAAATTGCCTAATGCTCTTTTTAAAGCGTAGCTACTTGATGCTCCAAAAGACTGGCTTAAATCCATACCCTTACGGTTTAAATCAATACCAGCATTACCTCTTGCACTTATAGGTGTTTCCCAATCTTTATGCTTAATAGTGCAAGTTGATTCAATAAATAAAGTTCCATTTAACTCTTTTACTTCATCGTTATTGGTTAATAAACAACCATACTTTAAACAGATAGGTTTTAAGGCCTCTAAAATATCTTCTGCAACTCTATGGTTATAATTTCCAAACTTGTTGAAATGATTTTTTGGTGCTTTTAATTCGTTTTGAATTAAGATAAGTTCTTTCATTTTGTTTTTG